ATCTATATAATATCTATGAACTTGATTATCCAATGGACTGACATAACGAATTGGAAACGGCTCTGTTCCCCAGCTCTTGATTTTGTCACTTGTGTCAACATATTTCATAAAGGCCTTTTCCCAGCTTGATCGATATTCAGGTAGCGTTCCTGAGTTCATCGTCTTGTCAATAGGTTGAATATATTTTTCTTCGTTTATTGGTTGGTAGAATCCCCGGTGAAACCTACCACCTTTTCTTTTTCTTTTGTTATTGTAACGTGGTCTACTTATTGCCATTTTCTAACTTTCTTTTAGTATTTCTACGGGTATAGGTTTCAATACAGCATAATAACCAAATAATTTGTTATATAAACCCAATGTAGAAAAAGATTTATCATAAGCTCTCCAAAAAGATACTCCACCTACTGCGTCAAGTAAAATATTCCATACTGATAAAACGTCACTATACATAAAACTTTGACCTAAATCAGAAACATCAGATACCGTCTTAGGGTTTTCGATTCCTTTACGCTTTAGCAAAGTTGTCATACCTTTTGGGTTTTCTTTATATAACAAAAACAAAAACGAATCTAAATTTTTAGACAAATCTTTATTTTGTTGAATCCTAGAATCAGTCTCAGCAAAATCTTTTTTACTAATTTTGTTTTTTGTAATAAAAATAGTTTCTCCGTATCTTTTTATATCTTCTAAATTATCACCAAAATAAATACCTGGGCCATATACCATTTTGGATTTATCGATATATTTCTCCATATTATCAAATGGATTGGTTTTCCTGCTTCTGGCATTATACAAATAAACATCACTTGATTCTGTGAATAGTTCTGTGAATTTCATATCATCCACCCATCCATGTTTCTGAGGGAACTGCTGCAGCAACAAGGAATTGGTCTTGTGGCATTACAATTACCCTACCAGATACATTATTATAGATATACATTCTCAGCACTGGAGAGCCCTTGAATTTGTGCATAAATGGTTGAATATCTTTATATTGTACTCCACCCTTTTTCTTGCTTAACTCACTAAAAAAACTAGCTATCATTACTCTATTTTTCATTGGCATCCAGTGGAGATTCAAACCATAAAAGTGAGTATTCATAAGTTTTGGGTTTCTGGACCAGCCTAAACAAATAATCAATGGAGTTCTATCGTACTTTTTTGTAGCGTCTTTAGCGTTATAATTCATTGCCACTAATGAACCAGGTTTAAATTTTGATTTTGCTTTTGGTTGAAGAAAATCTTTTTTGATTTGCTTATATAGTCTCTTGGCGTGTTTTTTGATATATTTTATTTTATCTTTGAGAAATTCTTTGGTTTTTTTGAATACTCCAGACATAAAACTTTCATTGACTTTAGATTTTGAATATTTTTTGTTTACTTTTCTTACTTTCATTTGCTTTCCTTTAATGTGTTTATAAGGTATATTATGTTATAATAGTACATAATAAGTTATACTATTTATAAAGGAAAACAATGAAAGTAAGAACTAAATACACAAAAGAAGATATTGGGTTGGTAGTAGAACTCACCAACGTAGACAAAAGTGGACCATTTGATGCTGGATTGTTTAAAATCAAAGATGTTGATAATGACAGTATCAAGGCGATAACCCTAGAACCACTAAATGACTTGACTAACAAGAAAAAAGAAAAAACTTACCTTGATATTACCGGCAGAGTGGGAACTCCACATGGTTATACACACATCACAAATGAATACCCAGAAGATGAATTTATGGAGTATTACCTATGAAGCAAATGAATTTCACAAAAGATGATATTGGGATTGTGGTTCAATTAGAAATTGAACTTGATGCGATAAATGAAACTGGGGTGTACAGAATTACAGATATTGAAGATAACCCACAAAACGGAGATTTCATACTATTCAAAAATATTAGAAATTCATTAGATACTCATTTTACACCTATAACCGGACGTAATTATGCATCAAATGACAACTATACCATAGTAACTAAAATCTACCCAGAAGAAAAATATCCGGAGTATTACCTATGAGTCCAGAAAGCTCAAAAAGATTCACCGAAAGAGACCTCCAAGAAATAGATTATATGTTCAATGCTGGTTACCTTAGAATCTTTTTTAGTGAGTTCAACCGAAGTGAATATCTTGGTTGCACCGTCTTGGGTGACTTTTGTGATACTTGTTACTTCAAAGATAATTGTCCAGCTGGTGGTTATGGTGACCCAAAAGGCATAATCACAGAACTCCAAGAAACCCACCCAGAAAGGTTCCTATGAAAATCCAAATACTAAAAAGCACCGGCAGACTAAAGGTAGGAGATAAGGTAGATATGATAGAACAAGACCCACAAAGCTCAGTCGATAAAATGGAGTACACCGCTTGGGTCAAAATGGAAACTGGTACATGGCCTTTGTTCAGATATGAATATAAAGAGTTACCAATAGAATCACACCCAGAGGAGTACCTATGATTTTTATAAATTCAATTGACGATATAAAGCAAGGATTGGTGTATCAAGTAAAAGATAGATATGGTAAACATTTACTTAGAGTCACATCATGTGATGACAACGGAGATTTCGGTGTGGTGTTTTTAGATGATGCTTCAACTGGATCATTTGATAGACATTGGATAAGTGAAGTAAAAGTTGGAAAAGGATTCAATCAAGGGATGTATGAATTTAGACTAGTACCCCAAGATAAATATCCGGAGTATTACCTATGAAAATAAACGATATAGTCCATCACTGGACCAATAAATATGATCTCATCGGAAAGGTATCAACCATCACATCAGCGGGTCGTGCGACTTGTAGTGTCATAAAAGACAATAACAACAACTGGACCATGAAGAACTTTAGCTTCAATCCCAAAGAAGATAACCACAAAGGTTACCCACCAGAAGAATACCCGGAGTATTACCTATGATTTATAAAAAACTAGAAAGACTAGAAGAGCTTCAAGGGTGCAATAACATCCTAATAAACGGTGCGAAAACCACCATAGAACAATTTCTTGTTGACGATCTTACAGACGTGACGGATTGGGATAGTATTATACAGACAGACCATGGATCTTATAGTTGTGGTTTTTTATTATCTCACGGCGATTACAAAGACAACAACATTCATGTCGTCAATAAAGAAAAATATCCAGAGTATTACCTTTAATGTGTTTGTAAGGTTTATTATGTTATAATATATAAAGGAATAAAATGATTTACAAAGTTTATTACAAAAACCCAGATCTTACCATTGATATTTTAGCTAGATGTGAAAGAATAGGCAAGTCCCAAGATTATCAAATAACAAAGATTTATAGAGTCTACGGAGGAGATACCTACATTGGTGAAAGATTCTCAAAGATAAACGCTGGTTTGGACTCATTTCAAATATCTATTGATGAAATGACTAAAGATAAAGAAGCTATGGAGTTCGAAGATAAATACCCAGAGGAGATGTTATGATTATCCAGAAAGGTGAAGTTATTCTAACACAGTCAGGTAAGTATATTTCTGGTGATTATGTCAACACCGCAGTAGAATCTTTTTTGGTTGAAGTATACAGAGATGTAGACGGAATGCAAGTATGGAGTAGAGTATACTCACAAGGAATACTTGCGGTTTATACCAAAGAAACACACCCAGAGGAGTACTTATGATAAAAGACACCCAAATTTACCAAAATATTTGTTCAAATGAAATACCACAAGTCAAAGCAAATGACATTATCTCATTGAAGATATATGATACCCACACAAACGGGCTTGATTATCACATGATAACCCTAGTGACGGAAGTCACTGATAAACATATCAAACTAACAGATATCGAACTTCTAGTAGAACCTGCCAGTGATTTTATTGAAGCAAGAGAATGGGAGTTAGGTTATAATACAATGCAACGAGCTGACCTTGAAACTTATAAATTTGTTTTATTAGGTACCAAAGAAACCCATCCGGAGTACATATTATGATATTAGAATTCGACAAATACATCGCACCTGGGTCATTGCCATCAGACCCAGTATTGATATACCCAGGGTTGCAATTGCATGTAAGACTAGACCGCTACTCCGTAAGTATAATAGGGTTACCATCTAGAAGTGGCCGTGATGTTATCAATGTAAATTGTGCCACACCAGAAAAAGCCCAGGAACTATTTAGAGATATTGATATGTTCCTTCAGTATAGAACACTAGATTTACCGGAGTACAAATTATGAAAGACAAACTAATGACGGACCTTGAAATTCAGTTCCATTTGTTGCATTTGATTATGAGTTACGGTGATCCATTTGAAGTAGCTATTGACGATATCAAGGAACCTTATAAAGCGATATTTCAAAAGAACCCGAAGTTCAACTTGGAACAATTCAAAGATAAATACCCGGAGTACCAATTATGATAAACCCAAGAATAAATGGGACGTTTTTATTAGAAAATAAAATGATTGGGCAAGTAACATCAAGACACCGAGATTTTTTCATAATGGAAGTGCAAGACGAAACATTCAAATACTCTTACAAGGATGGGCGAGCGTACCACCCAAAAAGATTGGGACTAGCACCATACCGGATAGATAGACCAATAGATCAAAATCAAGAACCAGAATACTGGTTATAAGGAGATAAAATGACCAACCCAAAGAGACTAACACTCAAAGAAGCCATAGAGCTAGAAAAACATATACCTACTGCACCATTTACGGATAAGACCTTTTATACTAAGAAACACCAAGAGACACAAGCATTACTGAAAAGAATATTTACAGAACATAAGAAAGAGATTGATGATTTGAAAGCGGAGATAAAGAGATTGAAGTCTTCCGAAGAAGACTAAGGAACAGTAACCGAAGTTACTGTAATATTAGATTATCCTAATACTGTTGATGTAAAATCAATTCCCATAGTTGTTGCATACTGATCGCCACCAAATGGATTCTCAGCCATACCGTAACGTGACATTGCGATAAGTGCTGGTTGACCTGTTGTAACGTGAGTTACTTTTTGGATTTGAACCGGAGTATAAGGAGCGTAAACACCCATTGCATCTTGGTTTGAACCTTTGTAGATTGCTGTAACATACTCGTCTTGAGCATAGTTATCAACGATTACATTGAACTTGTTATCAAATCTACCCGCTACTGCGTTTAGGTTGTTACCATTTACTGTTGAATCTACTGGAGCCGCTTGGAATCCACCGATTGCTTCAAGTACTGTCATTACTTTTGGAGAGATAAGAAGTTTGTTAGCCGCGCCTCTTTTGTTTCTACGTCCAATTTCTCTTGACATATCAGAAATTTTGATTGCTAATGTTCTGTATCTTTCAATTTCCCATCTACCTGAGTTGAAGTCTGCAACACCTGCTGTTGCGTTACCTGGAAGTGTTCCGTTTAGAACGTAATCTGATTCTAACATTGCTTTAGCGTTTACGAAGTCTACAACTTCTCTATCTGTTTCAGCTTTGATTTCGTAACCCATAAGGTTCATCAATTCTTGATCAGCTAGTACACCATGCATTGCTTTTAGATCTTGGTACATTTCAATTGTATATTCAGCTCTTAGTTTACGAGTTTTAGCTTCTACTTGAACTCTTTCAACTGCGATTCCAATTTCATTCATTTCGTTACCAACTACACCTTTAGTTTCACCTTTAGCTGTTGTATAAGAACCTGAAAAATTAGGAAGAATTTTATCAAATGCTGCCATACCTGAGTAAGCTGCGATAACGTCACCTGGTGTTGTTGGAACAACAACTTTTTCTTGTCTACCATTTGCATCTTTTGCTGGAAGTTCTACTAGTACTGCGAAAGCACTTTTACCTGAACCAACTTCTGCTCCACCTGCTACGTTACCTACAGAATCTGAAGGCCAGTTAGAACCTAATGTTCCATGAGCTACTGGTTCGAAGTAAACTACTGTTGCTGCGTCTGTACCGTTAGCTGTTGTGATTGTATCACCGATTGCTTTTACTGTTTTTACAAGTAAGATTTGAGTTGCTGCGTTTGTAACACCATACTGTGAAGGTCCACCTGCTGTTAGGTTGTTACCTGGCTTACCATTGATTCCATTAGTTGCTGAACCTAGGTATCTGTTTGTAAGTGCATAAATAAATCCAGTTGGTCCACTAAGTGGTTGAGTTCCTAGAAGTTCGTTAGCAATAAGCTGTGGATAAATTTTTCTTAGCATAGGCATTAAGAATGGAGTAAATTGAGCTACATCTGAAGCGATTGTACCTTCTGAGATCATTCTCTCTGTTTCTTTTGCTGTTGATTCCATGATTGCGTTCAATGTATTCATTGAAGACTCATCAAGTGATTGGTATTTTGTTGACTCTAAAAGAGCTTTAAATTCTTTACTCATTATGTTTCCTTTTTATGGCTTTCGCCGTTGTTTTTATACCCTTAGGTAAGTTCGATTTGAATTTTCTGTGTCTTGCGACTTTCAGGCTCTTTTCATTTCTACAGAAAATTCTATTTTTAGACGTATTTACTGAAATCCATTGCTGACTTTGAGTCAACTACTTCTTCTTGTTTGAATGCATTAGCTGGTAAGTTAGCTTCTGCTACAAAATCGTCTGCTCTGTTATCAAGGATTGATTCTTTGATAGTTTCTAGTTTCTCAAGGTAAGCTGCTGATCTGTCAAATGCTACCATCTCTGATAGTTTTTCAAATTTTGCTGCTTCAAGGATTGAAAGACCAATTGATAGTTGTTGTACAAGACCAGCTTGCATAAATCTATCAGCTTCTCTTTTTGCTTCAACAAGTTTTTCAGCTAGTTCAGAGATTTTTTCGTCTTTGTCTTCTAACTTTTTGTCTTTGTCTTCAGCGTCGTCTTCTGTATCTTTTGCTTCTTGGATTCTTAGCATATCTACACCAAGTACTTCAGCCATTTTATCAAATGCTTCAAGAACTGTTGCTGCTTTTTCGTCTGCGATTTGAGCTTCATACATAGGAGCGTTTTCAGTGATGAAATCTTCTACTACAGTATCAAGATATCCGTCTAGTGACTCAGTAAGTCCCTCTACTTTTTCTTTGTACTCTTCTTCTAAAGTCTCAACTTTAGCTGATACTTCTTTTTCTACGAATTCTTCCATTAGGTCAGTAGTTGTCTTTAGTACTGCTTTATCAAAAGATTCTTGAAGAGCTAACTTTTGCTCTTTTTCGATATCCATAGATTCAAATAGTTCATTTATTTCCATTGGGTTTCCTTTTCGGCTTTTCGCCATTTTTAGTATGTCCGGTTTTACCGTTTCAATCTATTTCATGTTATACATCTCAGTATAAACTAACATATTTTTATTTATTTATAAGACTTAGATTTCGTCAACTAGATTTTTTCCATATTTTAGTGCTTGAGTTATTGATCTAAATGCAGGTAGTGGAACCCAGTTCCCTATTTCTGGATCAAAAGTAATAATCAAAATTTGACCTTTATATTTGACCTTTTTGATTACTGTCTTTTCTTTTGGGGAGTAACCTAAGTATCCAGGAGATTCTGGGTTGTAATCCTCAAATAACGACTCAACTGCTTTTTCTAAATTTTGCTCATGTTTCAAGAAAAACTCTAAATATTCAGAGGGTAATTCACCTAAAGCATGATCTAAAGAAACATACGTAGATATTTTATCCAAAAAACTGGATATAGATATCTTGTTAGCTTCTTGGATTTCTGTATTTATAATGTTCTCTTTGAAGTTCATTTTTGATCCTAGATATAAGACAAGTAAATACCTGTCACTCTTTCAAAAATGTCACTAAATTCAGCTGGTTTGATAACATCTTCAAAAACTAACTGGTCCATTTGTCCCTCTAAAAGGTTATTAGTTTTCTTTCTAAACTCTACTATAACCTTATCCATGTAAGAAACTACCATACAATGATTTGCCACTTGTGAACGTTCAAAGGTAAATTTGAACCCATTAGGTAATATTTTGATTTCATCTTCATTTACACCAGCTAGTGTTTCTAAGGTTTTTAGTGTTTTTTTGTCTAATATAGACTCTAGTATATCAATACCTTCATGCATTTTGTTGCCTTTATGTTTGTTTTTGTCTTTTGCTTTTTTCTCTTCTTTTGTTTCACTTGGTGACTTAGCATTTGGATTACCAGGTTTTTTAGTTCTCGCTTCAGTTATGATATCTTTTAGTGGAATAAACCCTTTTGAAGTGTTTATACCTGGTTTTTTAGAATAAAAACCATCATCCACACTTTTGATATCGTAGTTGGTATTAGATGAATACCAAGCTGTAGATGTATATTTCTTAGTAGTGACACTATCTGCTTTTACTAAGAAATTTAGTATTTCTTTTGACATTTTGTCTTCAAATAAATCAGTGAACATTTATTTTCCTTTTATTAGTTGATCCAAGAATTTGAAGTATTCATCGCTATGATCTTGATAACTTTTCCATTCTGTATTATTGAGTTTTGAGCTTATAGCTTCGCCAAATTTACCATCAGCAACAACTATTTTGGTTAGAAGATTATCAAAAGATGAGGCTTCATCAAGTCCAAGTAAGTCTCTAGCTTTTTGCTCTTTTTCTGTAATAACAACTGGCTCTGATGTGTACGCGTCAAATGCTTCTTGTAGAGTTTTTGCTTTGCAGTTACACTCAGATGGTTTTGGTGTGTCTAGTGTCTCTGCTGTCTCATTGACTTCTAAACTACATCCTTTTGCGTTACATACCCAGTTTCCAGTTGATTCATTCATATAAACATATTCTTCTGTTGATTCTACTATACCAGAAAGCATAGCATTATAATCACTTGGACTTTGAACCACATCATAAGTACTAAGATTGAACTCTTCTACTATTTGACCTTTCATACGACCTGTACCTCTTGAAGAAACACCTATCTTGATACCTTCATCAATTAGAGCTTTCATTTTATTTGTAGTGTCAGAGTTATCATTTAGTATTTTTGCTCTACCAGTGACAAGACCACCTTCAAGTTTCAATGATGTAATTTTGATAACTGCTTTCATAGGATCTGGGTCTACTCTTGAAGGGTGTTCCATTTCACCTAATCTATATTTGTTATCTACTTTGACCTTTTCTCTCCAACCTGCTATAGCATTTTCCCATAATTTAGTAGAGTAAACTCTTCCATTACGGTTTTTTTGATCTGGTGTTGAAAAGGTACCATGGATATAATAATTCTTAGTTTTATCGCCCGTTGCCTCATTGATTTCTTCTACTATCTCTGTTTGAAGTTCAGTAGCGTCTTCGATAAGAAGTTGCATTTTTTCCATTGTTTATCCTTTTTTGTTATTTATACTATTTTTGTTTTTTGTCTTTTTTTGCGAAAGGGTTCTTTTTCTTTTCTTCTGGTTCTTCTGATTCTTCTGATTCTTCTGATTCAGGTTCTTCTGTTTCTCCGTCTTCAGGGTCTTCAGTGGCTTCTTTGTCTTCTTTGTCATAGAGATCTTGTTTTTCTTGTTCTTTTTCTTCTTCAGAGGGGCCTTCCCTCTTTAGTTTAGCGTACTCTGATTCTGCTTCGAACAATTCTTTGAAACGCATCATGAGTATAACCCAGCCGCACGTTGCCATCCAGGCCAACCTGAACGTCTCATAGCCTTAGCTATTCCAACAGATCTCATATTTAGTTGTTTATTTTTTCTAGCTTCTTCTGGTGTCATATACTGAGGTTGCTCAGAGTATTTACCAGTTCCATTTAGGGCATCTTTGGCTTTAGGGTCAAGTGCTTCAAGTACTTCAAGTATCTCGCCTTGGTCTGAACCTTCAAATTCCATAATAGTGGCCATTCTTCTAATAACATCACGTTGCGCAAGATAAACATCAATAAATACAGATCTTGATTTTATTGCTGAGTCAAAGTCTTCACCCTTGAGGTTACTTATGTTGATAAATTGACCCGTAAAGTTGAATTTACTAGGTGGCTTGAATGTAGTGTTTGGATCATCTAGGACCTTATCGAAGTATTGAAGTTCATAGATTTCTCTTTCTTCTGTAGACATCATTGATACATTTGCTGTACCTGAACCTGCCCACGATGGTGCTCTATCACCTGAATCACTGGTGATAATTTTCATCATGTTGACATTACCTTTGTACCAAATACTATCAGAGTCATCTACTACTACAATTTTATCTTTATTCAAAAGGAAAGTGATGTAGTACCCCATACCAAGTCCTTTCATACCTTCATAGTATGCCCATTTTCCGCCTGGGCCTTCTTGGTATTGACCTAACATACTAGTCAAAGTAGCTTTGATTCCAAATGTTTTACCAATTCCACCCATACCTGCTACAATCATTGATCTCCAAAGACCTTTAGCAATAAGCTCAGCGCCGTGTTTGATGTCATCAAAAACATACTTAGGGTCAGCGTAGAAGTTTTTATCTGTTAGCCTAGAAGTTGAAGTTCTAAGCTCTTGATCAAATTCTGTTTTTTCTGAGTCGTTTGTTTTGATTGTGCCCCAACCATCCCATTCTGCTGAAAGACCTTCTTTGTCTAGTAATTGAAGAAACTTCTTCTTTTCGTTAGAATAAGAAATCGGTAAACCTTTAGCCACAAGAAATGCTCTTCTGTCGTCTTTTGGTGCTTCATTTATTTCGTCAATAGATTCGGTAAATGCATCTAAAGAAACTGGAACAATTCTACCTGCTTTGATGCTGTCGAATAGTTGATCTTTGATTTTTACTATATTTACATCTTCTTTGAAATAAATGCTAATAGTAGGTTCAGTGAGTGTATCACCTGCTCTCCAAAAATCTACACTATTGATAGCAAATGATCCATTTGATTTTACATGGTTGAACCTAAGTTGAAGTCCATCTTGACTAAGGTATCTAAGACCTGAGCCTTGAGCCCCTGAATTCTTTTTGAATTCGTCAGTCCATGCATAACTAAATTTAGAGGATAACTTTTTAGACGCAATCCTAGCTAATAAATCTGCTACTTTTCTTGAGCTTTTCAAATTGAACTTAGCTTCATTTAGTAAAGCGATGTCTTCTGTTGTTACGGTCGATTCTTTTATGTGTTTGCTGAAAGTCACTTTAGTCCTTTAGTATTCGGTATTCATAAGGTCCAGAACCTCACCAATAGCAATTTTTAGTTTTCTTGGAGTAGATGCGAAACCTTGTAAAGTTTCTAGGGCATCTTGAGCTTTACGACATGCGCGTGAGCTACGACAATCTGACCCTTCCTCTAGTTCTTCGTCATCGAGTTTTTTTCTGTGTAATGACAGAACATCACTAGATTGGGCAATATCGGAACTACCAGTTCCTTCAAAGTAATGCTTGAACATTAGTCTTCCTTAGAATCGAAGTTTTTGATGCCTTTTGCTTGGTTCAGTCTATCAAAGTAACCTGAATCTGCTAATGCTGTTGCTACTTTTTGAGAAAGGATTTCTTTTGTTGATGCATCGAAGTCCGCATATTTCTTGTCTTGTGCTTGTTGTACTAATGTTGATGTTTCCATGTTTAGCCTTTATTTTTACTTTATTTATACTTTAGATTTTTCCCCAAACCTGGAGGTTTAACCTTCGTGTAAGGTATATTATGTTATAATAGTACATAACAAGAAGGAACTTAGTTATTTAGTTACTACTTGAATTTCAAATAAAAAAGGAACAACATGAAAGAATTATTCAATACTAAAGTTATAAATTTCAATATAGGAGATAAAGTAACTGTGCTAAATGGTTTTAGAGACAAGTTACCAAAAGATGTTCAAAAAAGATATGATATTATCTTATTCAACAAATTCCACGAAATTACTGGACAAATGAAAATGATACAACCTAAAAATGGTGATAAGTATGTTTATTTGGTAAATGGAGTTTATGTACCTGGTAAGTTTTTGGAGATAGCATGAATTTAGACAACATGCACAGAACAGAAACCTTTGTGGTAGGTAAGCTTTACCTTTGTGACGACAAAAAGGATGCTGCCTTTTGTGAAAGAAGCAGAAGCGTAACCATTTGTCGGTGTTTCAGAAACGAACCAGATGAGCATTACGTTGAGTTCGAAGATTTAGCTGAAATTTCAAATGGTGAGATAGAGTTAGGTGAATGGTTATACGAAGCATCCGACCGTGAATATTTTGATATGTATGAAATCAACCCAGAAACACACCCGGAGTACACATTATGAATTGGGATAAAGTAAAGGTAAATGATGTAGTTCTCTACATATCACCAGATGCACCAACAGATATTATGATTGGACATATTACCGAAATCGAATATGAAAACATCCACATATCAGATATATGGGAGATGGACTGTGGCAATATGGAAGACATGGACGAGTGGGTTTTATCATTGGGGGACGATAAACTTTGGTTTGAACTGGTTCGTGTTATTGACAATATCAAAGACATCACAGCTAAAGATATACAAAATAAATTTCCGGAGTACACATTATGAAATTCAAAATAGACGACAAAGTAGGAACAATAAAAGGCAGATTATACCGTTACAAAGTAGTGAATGTCAATACAATAGAAGGAGAATATGCACTTCAACAAGAGGGGCAATTTATGTACACGACAATCACGGACAAGGATGATTACCACTTATTATCTACGTTAGAAGTAACCCATCCAGAGTATTTCCTATGAAGAATCAGATGTGTTACCTATACGAAGAAGAATCGATAAATGGAATGGTAAGAGGAGTAGTGAGAGAAAACACAGAGGGAGCAAGAGAAGGAGAATTCACTGGAGAGTTTTTGATATTCTTCGAAAATCAAGGAGCTTGGCGTGATAGAGACGTCTTACTAAAATGGAGTTGCGTTCAAGAAGACCTTCCCCAAGAAATTTACCCGGAGTATTACTTATGAAATATGCAGTTGCACAACCAAGAACAACCAAAACCAACCAACCAAGACAAACAGAGATTCGAGCTTATAGAGTATCAGATGTTACTGTTTGGCCTGGAAACCCTAATATAGTTAGAGGTATAAAATACGATAGAATAATCGATCCTATTTCAGGTGAGACTGAAAATTTTGGGGAGTGTGATTACATCTCAAACCCAAATGATTTTTACTCCAGCTGGAATGGTAGAGCATTTATGGTTATTTTTGACAGCTTACAAGAAGCAATTACCTGGAAAGTCCAAGCAGTTCAAGAGTTGTCTAAATTTATAACACAAACGGCAAAAGAGGTATTTGAAAAGGCAGAAAAAAACACAAACAAACTAACCAAACAAAATGAAAAACTCAAAACTAAATATCCGGAGTATTTCCTATGAGACCAGAACTAGAAAAAGGCAAAACTTATTATTATAAACAAAAACTTCTTTTGGGTTATTATGAAGGTATTGTAGAAATTACCTCTGGCATCAAACACGAAGATACCGAAGAAGCATCATTTATGTGTGATGCTATTTGTATCATCCAGGATGAATACCATTGGGGTGGTGATAACATAATGCTTATGGTAGGAGATTTCAAACACGAAGCTACCAAAGAATCACATCCGGAGTATTTCCTATGAGAATAAAAATACACCAAATAACAAAAATACATGAACGCTCCCACGAAGTCGGCAAAGGAGTAAGACGAGCCCCAAAAAATGATGGTTCTTGGATAGATGCAATGGATTACCTTGCTGGTAGTGTTGTTGACATCGACGAAAGTGGAGACATTATAACCAATGACAACACCACTTGGACTATTTCAAAATGGATGATAGAAAGGGAACTTACCAAAGAATCACATCCGGAGTATTTCCTATGATTTTACCTAGAATAGAATGTCACAATAATCACCAGGTGGGGTACATCTACGAATACTGTTCACACCCAGATCGATCTGGTTATTGGTATTATTATAAGGTCCTAGAAGTTGAGCCATGTAGAGTTCAGATTTTTTTCCACACCAGCGAAAAACTAATAGGAAAATCCATACAGTTTCCAGATGTGTTGTCTAGAGTCAATTATCACACCATTGGAAAAGTAGAAGATTACCCGGAGGTTTTCCTTTAATGAGAATGTAAGGTCGGGTATGTTATAATAAGTAAAGGATAGAAAATGACAAAACAAATATTAGAAAATATACGCCAGGATGCGTTTGATAAGATGAGCAAAAGAGCAGAGAAGTTCCTCAGACCAACAGACGAACAAGTAACAGAAGCAATTCATGATTTATCTAAAATGCTAAAGGGAATCAAATGAAAATAGCACCATTTATTCTTGGAACCATATTCGCTTTTGGTGGGGTTTGTGAACAAACAGAAGTTCATGTTGGCTCCATAAAAGAAATGGATAAACTGATACAAGAATGCCAAACTAAACCCGTATCTAAACCAGTAACAAAAAAAGTCAACATGAAAGATCTTTATGCGGTTTCTAGTCTTGTAGATGTTTATCAGAACACTCCAAAAGATAAAAGAGAAATCATAAACGCAATTATGACATATTCTATGGAATACAAAATAAATCCAATGACACTATGCGCTCTTCTAGCTAAGGAGTCCAGCCTAAATAAAGACGCAAACCACAGAAGAGTTTTTGTGAAAGTGCCAACGAAAAAACATTGGACAAAAATCAAAACTGCACAAGTCAAAGCAGTGGGTTTAGGTGGTGTTATTTATGAGATATGGAGATACGAACTCAAAGAAATTGATATTCACTCGAGAGATGCTCTCAAGGATATCACTACTAACATCAAAGCAGTAGCATTGATTCTAAGTATTTATCAACACGAAAGAAAACAACTCCGCCATACAAAAACAAAAGAAGAATCTGCACTGTTGAGATATTATGGGGTGACTAGAGATAAAAGAGGTAAGCCTCATAAAACATACGCCAATCAAGTGTACAAGATAAAGGGATAATATGAAGCTCAAAGATCTAAAAAAAAATAAACAATATTTCTATTCCCAAGATACCGGTGAAGGAACATGGAGTGGAGTGGTAAAGCTTACCTCAAAAAAGCTTACACATCAACGCGTAGCTGGTTTTGATGGTAAAAACACCATAGAAGGTGAACCAATACATGAAATAAAAAATACAGCTGGTTGGTTTAGTACTACTTTAGTACTCGACCCAGAATGTTTCGTAGCAGAAATAAAAGGAGGATTCACCAAAGAAAATTATCCGGAGTATTGGTTATGAGACAAGAAGACATAGAACCCGGAAAATTTTACCTTTATAGAGAGGCCCAAAAGTACGATGTTGGCGAATACTTCGGTATAGTAAAGGTTATACGTTATAATGGTGATATTGTAGGAATAGAAAAGCTAGCTATAAAAAACACAAGCAACTGGTGTACCGAAAAATATCATTTGAAGCTGAAACATTTTATAACAGAAGTCAAAGACACCAAAGACTTCAAAATTGAAGATTACCCGGAGTTCTTCCTATGAAACTAAAAATAGATACGCTTTATAAAGTCCTAGAATACGAAGGTTCTAATGAAGTGTGCAAAAGTACCGTAGTAGCAGAAGCTTGGTGTTATTTCACCAAAGAGCAATGGCAAAATGCCCTCCTGAACGGTACCCAAATAAAAATGATAGTAGCTACAGTAGAAATTCTCTCTGATGTTGCGGCACTTGGTGCGGTTCCTTTTCGATGTGCTATCGAGGTCCACGGGCTAAAGAATAATAAGATAACACTAAAACCAATGAAATTCTTTGATGTTGAAGAACTTGGACCAATAGAAAATTACCCAGAGTATTTCCTTTAATGTGGTTTTAAGGTCTTTTATGTTATAATAGTATATAAAGAAGGAGTAACATGAATTATGCATTAGTATACGCTATAGGCGTAGGTG